CTGAACCCAGTCGGTAAGCCACGGAATAAACGAAACAGCGGTGGCACCTGCCGCTGCTGCTAGGCTGAGTCCAGGGCTGGTGCTGCTGTTCGTTGGTTCCATTACTCGGATTTAGGCTGTGCGGCTGCGACTATGAGGTCAACAAGCGGAAGGGCTGCACGAGCGTTAGCAACGCCACCAGCCTTAACCGCTATGTCGATGAGTTGGAGGAGGCTGTTGGCCTGCTCCTGGGTGAGTTCGATCTTGATCATGCGGCGGAAGTATCGGCAACCACCACAGGCTTCGCAACCTTAACCGGAGGCGGCACCGCCGCCCACGGCAACGGCAGCGTCACCACAGGCGGGTTGATCTGATCGTTGATCTGCTGCGTCACGTTCGCCTCAATAGCCGCTTGATCGACTCCATTGGCGTAGCACCAGTTCAAGACTTGATCCTGCGTCAGGTCTTCGTAAGGCGTGAACTCACCAGACGGCGGTTGGAACGAGCAGGAGCCGTAGCAGGTGCCGCTGTATTGATCCTGAGTGCCGTTGCATCGCCAGTCGGCGGTGATAACGACATCGGTGAGTGAGCCTTCGACCTTACGAACGAGGAGGCTTTCAATTATCCATTTAATAGTAGTCATGTTAGTATTAGTATTAATTAGGCACTGGTTCCGCCAAAGAACTGAGCGGAGATTGTTGTGTCAAATGTAGCTACGGTGTTAGTAATGCGAATCACGCCGTTAGAAGGAACTGTCACGGTGAATGAAGCACCAGAGGTTGGTCCGTCAGCGGTAGCAATGGTCGTGAATGTCGCTGAAGAACCTCGCCCAAAAACAGAAAATGTTGTTTGAGTTCTGACATTTGCGTTTGAATTTTGAGTATTAGCAACAGATAGAAAACCCTGATAACCATTTGCAGTTGTTGAAATAGTAATGTCTATAAAGCTACCACTAGCAACTGAAGCATTAGAGTTTCCAACGGTTAGTCCACGGGTTCCAAACCCTATGATGCCATCACCGGCAGAGGTTCCACTTGCTGTAGTTCCAACAAGCAACCGCCCACTCGCATCGAGGGTCATTCGAGGGGTTAAAGTCGCCGCAGTGCCAGCTCCAGACACTCCTGAACTTGGGGCATTGTACCAAATGAATTGTCCCGCATTTTGATAAAAAGAAGCAGCAGCCGTATTGCTGTTCGCATATTTAAGCCCACCATCATAATAGAGATTTGACCAAAGATACGCTTCGGAGTTACCGCAATACAATCCAAATCCTTTTACAGATCCAACCTCAAGACCTCTGTAACCAGATGCACTGAGACTATTAACACTCGGCGTAACCCCCACGCCGACGTTGCCGGAGGTGTCGATCAACATGTACCCATTGGTTCCGGTTCCGAGTCGAAGATTCTGAGCATCGGACAGAATTGAGAGCGGGTTTCCGCTCGCGTAGATGACGTTCTGATTCGCTCCGATTCCCTGATAGTTATAGGTCGAACCAGAGATGGCCATCTGAATCAGACGAGTGCCATCGCTCACCCGCATACCATCCTGACCAGCACCGGGGGGAGTGACGCTTGCGAAAATCTTAGCTGCAGGACTTCCCCCCACGCCCAACCCCGTAGAGTTGAGGGTCATTCGAGTGCCGCCTGCGCCGTCAAACCATGTGAAAACGCCGAGTTGCGCTATCGTATGCTGAATCTGATTGTTTACTTGAAATCGGTAGGGAACATTAGTCTCTGTGACAAAGTTAAAAAATGACGCATCGCTATAAATAAACGAGCCATTAGTCGGACTGCCCATTCTGATTCCAGCGCCTGTAGAACCGCTAACTTGAATGGTTCCGTAACCAGCACCAAATGATGTCGGAGTGATGCCAACACCAAGACCGCTGGTGTTAAGAATCAAACCAGTCGTCCGCACCGTCAGATCGCCGGTGATGGTGGCGGAGGCGAGGGTGGCTGTGGGAGAACAAGCGAGAATGTTGTTGATCGAGATGCGCTTGGTCGTACCGGATGCCGCCATCGACGTATCGGACACGTCGACAATCGGCATCATGTCGTTTGCGGGATCGGCCGCCGTTAGGGCCGTCAGGGCTGTAATCTTTGAGTCTGCCATGGGTCAGTTTGATTGAATTTGAAGTTTTCCGTCGTCCTCCCGAAAGAGAAAACCAGCGTCCTCTCTCAGTAAGGAATCAAAGGTGCCGAACGTGATTACGATTTTTCCGATGCCGTCCTCCTGCAGGATGAAGAACTCGTCCTCCTGGAGAAGGTCACGGCGCAGCACAGGCAGGTCGGTGCCACCGGCTTGACCCGGGAATAACCTATTCAGTGCTATGCCGTTTGCGATCATTTAGCTGCGGGCAAGGAAGGCCACCACGCTGCCGGAAGAGATTTGAAAGCCGGTGATATTGCCCACCAGCGGAAACCCAGCCGGGATGGTCTTTGAGGTCCAAGTGCCGCTGATCTGGAAGCCGGTGATCGACGTGAACACCGTCGGCTCAGTCGGGATCAGTGCCGAGTAGTTTCCGGTCTGAGCGGCGGTGCTGGTGACCAGCGCAAAGCCCTCGCGGCCCATTGAATATTCAGTCGAAATGTCTGCTTGGACGGCCATAAAATTGTTTTTCGGTTAAAGGGGAGGCTGTCAGCGTGTCCAACAGCCTCCCCAGTTTTGGTTGTTTAACCTTTGCGGATCTTCGGTGCTAAGGCTCCCTGTATCCACAGGATGAGCTTGCCTCCCTCGGGAATAGTCGCGGTGTTGAAGGCGGTGCGCTGGAGTGACGCATCGACTTCGGGGCCGGCGACAATCTTAGCCTTGTCGTTTCGGTCCACCGAGATGGTTGTGGCGATTCTCATGGGTAACCTTAAGCGGTGACCAGAACTTCGGCCTGGGTCGTGTCCGCGGCCGCGGCGCCGAACATGATGTCGTAGGACGCCATGTGAGCGCGGGATGCGCGGCTGTACCAGACAGAGAGCAGGCAGCTCAGGCCGTTGGCGGTGGTGACGGCGCGTTGCTCGAGGAACTCACCGGCGATCATGCCGACCGGGAGGCCGGAGGCGATGGCGATGGCATCAGGGCCGCAGACGAAGCCGGCGGTGTTGGTCTCGGCAGAGGTCCAGCGGTTGTTCTCGGCGACCACGTCGAAGCCGAACCGGCCGTTCGCCAGCAGCTCCAGGCGGCTGTCAGGGAAGGTGTTGCTTGCGGCAGAGAACTGGAGGCGAGCGATGTGGCCACCGTCCAGGATGAGGTTCTTGCTGCGGTAGTTCTTCGCCAGGGCGAGGATCGCAGGCAGATCGGAGGTGTCGAAGTTGGCCGCGGTGCCGATAGTAACTGCGGTGCCGTAGTTGCCCGAGACCATCAGGGCGGTCAGCACGTCGCTGATGCCGTAGGCAAACAGGTCGGCAGAACCGGCAGCCAGGTCGGACAGCATAAAGCCCTGGTTAAGCTCCTGCTGGGTGACCGCGAAGTTCTTCGAGATCTGGTTCACGGTGACCGCGGTGGCGGCCAGCGTCGAATCGTTGTTGGTTTCCCAGGACGTCGGGTTGGTCTGGGCAGCGGTGCCGGTGGTGTACTTCTTGACCTGCACCGAGGCGCGGGGCCGGAGGTTGTCCAGGCCGACGTTGCGGCTGAAAGCGGAGACCAGGGCCAAACGAGTGGCGGCCACGGTGATCACTGCGTCGGCGAGATAATCGACAACCAGGCCCGAGGCGAACGTGTTGGCGTTCTGGGGGGCGTGGATGGCGCTCTGGCGCAACAGCTCGGAGTGATTGGCTACCAAGAACTTGCGGCGATCATTGCCGGCCTGAAAGCCCTTGTGCTTCTCGAGCAGTGCATTGCCGAGGTTCTCGATGCGAACCGGGGCGACGGGCTCCGGTGCAGGGGCGGCGGTGATGGTCTTGGCGCTGATGGCAGCGGCCACGGCCTTGGCGACGATGGCGTCGATGTCGAGGGCGGTCGGCGCACTAGGAGCGGCCGCCACCACGGTGTTGGAATCAGTCATGTTGTGTGGTGTCTGCTGTGATGTCGGCGCGGTTGTCGCGCCATCGTCGGCAGCGTTAGTGCTGCCGGTCGAAAGTGTTTTGTCTGTGGTTTCGCCCTCCTCGACTTCGAGCTGGGCATAAAGCGCTTTGAACCAGTCACGGCCGGCGGCACCTCCCCAGAGGTTGGCAGCCACGTCAGCCGGGGTGTTGGCTTCGGCCTCGAGGAAGCGCTCGTTGCGTCCCCACCAGGCGTTAGCTGTGCGGATCTTGTCCTCGGTGGGCGCCTCACCGGCCACCAGGGCCTCGGCGTCCAGGACGGTTTGCTTCTCGAGGCCATCACCGGCCAGGCCTTCGGCATACTGCTCGAGGCCTCGCCGGAGGTTGCTTCGGACGGTCTCAGGGGCGGTCTTGGTCACGGCCCGAGGATGCCAGCAGGCGGCCATGGCGAGCTGCTCGGTGGTCTTGTCGGCTAGACCGAACTGGATGGCCTCCTGGGCGGTGAACCATGTTTCCGCGGTCATTGCCGCGCGGATCTGAGCTGAGGTCTTGCCGGTGCGCTTGGTGTAGATGCCGGCCAGGATCTCCGCGTGCTGGTCGAGGGCGTTGGCCATCTTCCGCATATCGTCTGAGGTGCCTGCCACCATTCCAGACGGGTCATGGATCATGAACAGCGAGGCCTCGGCCATCTCGATGCTGTCACCTGCAAGAGCTATGACGGAAGCAATCGAGGCAGCGATACCGACCACCCGGGTTGTCACCGGCGCCTGCCGGCCTCGCAGCATATTGTAGATGGCCAGGCCGTCCCAGACGTTGCCGCCGGGGCTGTTGATTTCGACCACCAGGGGGCCGGGGCCTACAGACTGGAGAGCATCGGAGAATGCCTTAGCAGAAATGCCTGAACCACCGAACCAGTCCTCGCCGATCTGGTCGAATATCTGGAGCACCGCCGGCTCATGGACTGACGCTCGGGGGCTGTAGGAAAGCCAGTTGGTTACTTTAGTCATTCGGTTTTCTTGGCTCTGGTTTTCCGCTTCTTGGGCTCGAGCACCGCAACCACCTCTTTGATGGGCTCGGCCGGAATCGGCTCGGGCATTTCTTCGGAAGGAGGCTGCTCAAGAGCGGCCGCGGCCGGCTCCGGTGCTATCGGTTGCTTCTGGGAGCTGGAGATCTCGGAGACGTCCAGGCCGTACTTGACTGCCAGGTCTTGGATGTACCGCGCCTGTTGAGCCTTGGCCTCCAGGGCGGATCGCCAGTCGATGCCTCGGGCTCCGTAGATCTCGTCATAGGTCGTAATGCCGGCACCAAGCTCGTTTAGCTGGGCGGCAGAGTTGCGACCGACGTCGACGTTAGGCGCTCGGGGCGCCTGGATGGCCACCTCGTACCAGTCGTCAGGACTGTCCCTGAGAGTCGGGTCGGTGCGGATTGCGTACTCCATGACGTATTCCCAGATACGTCGCGCGGCCGAGGCCATGACCTGGTGACGGCTGCGGAACCACACCGAAGACATATCGAGTGAGCCCCGGTAGACGGTGCCCTGCATCGACTCTGGAAAGACCAGGACGTAAGGAATACCGACGCCGGCGCACACCTTTTCGGTCAGGCTCCGCCAGTACTCGCGCATATTGACGTTGGGGCGGTCAGCGGCGAACTGCTCAAACTCGTCGCCAGTCTTCAGCACCTTGACCGAGGCGCCGAAAATGTTTTCGTAGTAGTTCTGTGCGGTGCCCTGGGATCCAGCAACACCGGATCGCAGGCTGGTTGCCTGGACCTCGCCGGAGCTCGTCTTGATCACCTGGGCCACGCTCGAGGCCAGCTTGCAGGATTCCATCTCGAGCTTCTGGAGATCGTCCAGGTCGTGCAGGTCGTTGATGACGCAGGCAACAAAAGGCAGGCCGCGGAGCTGGCCGGCACGCTGGGCCTCATAGATGTGGACAACCGAGTCGGAAGAAATGGACCGGATGTCGGTAAGCTGTCCCTGCTGCTGCTCCTGGCCGCAATAGAAAGAGATGGCTCGACCCGTCTTGGGGTCGAACCGGACGCCGTCGAACACATCGGGGAGGCCCTCCTGGCCAGCGGGTGTCGACACTTGCTGCGGCTCAATGAGCTGCAATCGGGGCCGGCCGGTCTCGCCCTTGGTCAGGAGGATAAAGGATTCCCCGTCGTAGAACCAGCCACGGGCGGCCAATGACATCAGGGTGCCGAAAGATTGCCGGGATCCGATGTCAGGGTAGCGGCTCCAGGTGTCCCACCATTTCTTGGCTCGGAGATTCCAGTCGGGATTCGAGGAAGCCGGCTGCACCGAGAAGTTGCTGCCGACGGTGTAATTCTCGAACAGGTCGCCCAACCTATTCATGACGGCGTTGTTCTGCTCGAAGAACCGGGACTTTCGTACAATCTGCTGCCGGGTAGAGGCAGTCACATCGAACCGAACCGAGGTGTAGCTGGTGTCCAGGAAGGACCGGCGGATCGAGTTAGACGCGCCTTCGTAGCGGTCGATAGGTGCCGACCGGAACTTGCTCAGGATGGTGTCGAGGAATCCCATCAGCTCATGCCTCGATAGCTCGCCTCACGGCGGAAGTTGGAGAAGTCGCCGCCGAAACTGGTGGCTGCAACCAGAACCACGGTCACCATCTTGCTGTAGATCTGGGCGTCGGTGGGCGTAAGGTTGCCGTCCTGGTTGAGGTAATAGACGGCCAGGTCGTAGTCATCGACCAGGCTTTCCCACATCTCGACCATCTCGGATGGTGTGGGGGCACCTTTGCCGGGCTCGGCGAACTCGACCGAAACATCGGAGGATGATGTCGACCGAACAACCTGGCCGGACTCGATCACTGTGGCCGCGGCGATGGACTTAGCAGCCAGGGCAGCCAGGAGCGTCACACCGCCCAGTGTCGCATAGACACTGCGGAGATAGGCCCTCTTGATGGCTACGGTAAACGTGAACACCTCGGGCGGATCTTCACCGATCCCAGGGTGACTTCAATAGGTTAGCTAGCTATTGACTCGCTTGACGTGACCAGATCATTCCACAGCATGACCATCGCGAGCTGCATGATTTCGCAGTCGTGCAGATGGTCGGGCCATTTCTGATTTCTCTTAACCCAGACGTGCTTGATGCGGCCGGCGCGGTTGGCTTGGGGTCGTAGGACGTGAGAGTCCAGGTGGCGCCAGTACAGGTCGGGCTCGGCAATGTAGGCACCTTCGGCCTGGACGCTGGGCGGATCCTGATGGACGCCCCATTCCCGGTCGATGTCACCTTTTCGCAGGCGGGACAGCATATCTCGGAGGTGCTCGGTGTCGAAAACCAGGAGGGGCTGCACCACGTCTGTCCGCATCGAGGAGGATGTCGACAGGCCGAAAGGGTGCACCGCCCCGGTAGATGCTGTGAACCGGGCGCCGGTCTCCCGGCCTTTGAGCGGCATCCAGCCGATCACCATGGGTTTGCGAAGGCCGCCCTCGGGAGGGTAGCGGAGTCCACATGGGAAGTTGATCGGGTTGGAGGTCACCGAGGAATAGGAGGCACAGGCGTCGTAAACCGTCTGCGTGTTGAAGCCCGAGTCGATGCCGACATCCATGTCATGAACCTCGAGGGCCACCTGCACCCGGCGGAGGGCTGCGAAGTCGTCGGCATGGCCGGCAGCAATTAGGGTAGAGTTGCCGTCTTTCCACTCGCGGCACACCCACCAGAGGAAGGGCGCCACCGCCTGGACGTCGGCGGTCAGATAGCGGCGGCC